CGGGCTAAGATGTTTTTTATCAGCGTCAGCTCTGTCATACATTGACTGAAACTTTTTAGCTTCTTTTTCCCAGTTCATACTTTCATTTCCTTCTAAAGTACCTTCTTGTTGACCCTCTACTTGAACCCCATCCATGGATTCTACAGCTTGAGTATCGGTTATTGATGTTTCATTATTCATTATTACTCCTTTGATGTCTCTTTCTTTTGAGCAGAACTACGTACATTGGATTCGATTACTTTAATCTCTCCACGCAATTTCTCTAATTCGAGCAACACCTTGTCGTTTAGTTTGTTCTTATTAACACGCCTATCGGCATTGGCATTAGATTCTATATCGTTTAGACGAGTCTTAAATTTCTCAACTTCAGTTCGTTTTCTATCCGAAATAGATTCTCTTGTGGCCGTTTGCAGGTCTCCCTGTAAATGTTGTATTGTTTCACCCATAGAAGCCATTTGCTGTTGCATCTGCTCTCTTTGGTTCATTCTTTTTAATATACCTTCTTTGTCAAAAATATCTGGGTTTTTCTTTAAAACTTCTACTTGGTCTATAATACCCATTTGATACGCTTCTAAGTACACAGCTAGTTCAGCATACTTGCTTGTAGGTAAAGTTGAGCCAGACTCAATACCAACATCGTGTTGTTCTAAATTATGTTTGTCTTTTTTTAAATCAAATATAGTCTGTGTTTTATCTGAGTATATCTGACTCATAAGTTCTGACATATCATTATTTGGCTGTGCCAGCCTAAATAGTTTTTCATGAGTGTAATGACTTTTACCATAATTATATAGTACTTTTCCTAGCCGTTTAATACTAAACTCTATATCTCTTAGTTTTGATTTAGGTCTTTCACTACCAAGAGCAATCAATCTTTCTGTACCTCTTGCAGTGTCAGGAGCTTTATCTCCAAGCCCTTGCATAATTTCTGGAATACCAAAAATAAAATTAATATAAAACTCTGCTTGCTGTATTAATTTATAAAATTCTCCAGTTAAAGGCTGCGGTGCTGGATAATGAGGCTCTCCTTGTGAAGAGTCTACTTCGATTACCGCATTTGGATTTGCCCAATCTTTTTCTAATTGTGATACACTTTCTACACTTCCTAAAGGAACCATAAGTTTTAAACCTGCAGATGCTTGTGCATGAGAAAGAGCCAAGGACCAAAGCTTATTAAGCAATCGTTGCATTGGCCTTGCTCTTGAAATATCTGAACGAGGATAAGGAGTTTGAGTCCATACATTAGCTATTGGAACAATAGGGTAAACATCAGTATTTAAAGTTGTTTCATATAAAACTACTTCTCCAATACTTGCTGTAACTTTAATTCTGTTTTGATATACTTGTGTAATATCTACTTGTCCCATTTCTATCATTTTTTTATTTTCTTCTAAGAATGATGAAAAATCTGCTTCATCAACAATAAATTCTTCTCCAGATTCATTTTCTCTTAAAATATAATATGGTACTTTAACCTTATAAAATCTTTCTAATATCTGATATCTAGCATCATGCATATCAGTATAGCCTTTAACTTTGTCTGGTGTATACATATTAATACTTGATACATTAATATTGTCTGGATAGTCTTGATTTAAACTATAGTCAGATATTTCATTTATTAATGGCTCCATTTCTTCTTGAGTTTCTGGGTCTATATTAACTCATAGTTCTGGATATAAGTTTAACACTTGGTCATTTGTTTGTATTGTAGATAAAATAATATTATCTGCATCTGTAAAAAATCTATCTCTTGAAGAAGCTGGTACATAAATTCTAAAAGGGTCTACATAAGAAAACTTAACATCTCCTTTTCCAAAATCTGAATCATAGTCTACATAAGCATATACATATCCTAAGCCAACAACACAATAATCGTGTATTGCTTGCTTCATTTGGGCATCTCCATCTGAATTTTGCCATACAAAACCCATAATAAGTCTCCACAAATATGCTATCGATGAATCAGAATCTTCTCTAGGTATAACAGTAAAAGCTGGAGGCCTTGCTGTTAACATACTTTTTAGCCTTTCTACTGCAGGAGATATTCTATCCATAGGAACATCTGCCTGATTTTTTTCAGCTAAGTCATTTGATTCGTCTGTAGTAAAATGATTTCCTAAATAAAAATCTATATCTTGTCTAGCATCTCTTTCCCAAGATTGCCTGTCGTTTTTATACCTATCATAGGTTTCTTGATTTTTTAATGCTCTTTTATCATATTCCATTTAATGGCCTTATTTTTATAAGAAACGACACAATGCTACGTTTGCTAATTTAACTCTTTGTCCTCTGTCAATGCAAGTAAAATGTTGATAAGATGTGGATAACTTTATTATTTTATTGAACCAGTTATCCAATTATATACTTTATTTGCTTTTAATGAGGTTGATTTAGTTACAGAATCTCTTAACTGTGTTATTTCAATCGCTGTACTGCTTGGTGGTTTTGCAAAATAATCTGCATAATACAAAGCATCCATCAAGTCATCGTTCTTTGGTTTGGGATGTTCAAAAAATTCATCCACTATTTCTGTCATATGTTTTTTTATAAACAATTTTTTAGAATTAACAATAGGACCAAGAGATGTTTCTAGTCTATCTGCTTTTTTAATTCCATATGGAGGCTTAACTCCTTTAAATATTCCTGGCATTAATCTTCTTTCTTTATGAGAAATTCTAGTTGTCATATCTCTTACCATTTCTTGAGCTGCTACAGTTTCTATTGTTACTCTTCTAACTGGAGAATATTTTTTTGCCATTTTAATAATTTCTTCCGCCATATCAAATGCTGGTATTTTTTCACGAAAGTAATCTAGTATATATCTATTCTTGTTTGAATCAATACCCATAACCATAATAACTTGATAGTCTGAAGTCGCACTAGCTGTTGCTGCTAAATCTACTCCTAAGTAAACATTAATCGGTATAGCTTCTTTGTTTCCTACTAAGTACGCATAATTATTTCTTTTTTCAAAAAAATGATTATAGTTTTGTATTCTGTCTATTTTAAAAGCAGCAGATTCTGAATCACGAGCATCATTCATATACTCTTGAGCAAACTTGTTAACTAGACCAGCTTCAATAAATTCTTTTCTTTTATTTTCTAATTTCTTTAAAGAGAACTGTTCAGGCCATAAAGGAACTCCATCTTCAACAGCTCTATGGAATGTTACATCCCAAGGATAGCTACGATTATTCTTACGTGCATCTCTAACACCATCATGAATATTTTGCAAGAATGAATCATAATGTACGATTGTACCAGTCAACCAAATCCAACCTTCACTACCAGGTGTTTCTTCTAGTGAGGGGTATACTGTAGATACAATCCATTTTTTTAGTTCTCCTCTTCTTTCAGGAGTTTTTGTATTTAGCTCTGATTCAAAGTCATCAAGAATAATTCCAGTGTAACGCACACCTACTTCTGCACGACCACGCAATCTTTGAGCAGAACCTTTAGCAATAATTCTATCTCCTTTTGGAGTAATAATATCTTTTTCTGTCCATCGTTTCCCTACACTACCTCCATCCATATTACCAAAGTAATAACGAATCATTTCATTTTCTTCAAAGTGGTGTCGTATATATTTTAAATGGTCAACAGATTGTCCTTGTTCTTCTGATACCCAAGCCACAAAGTTCTGCTTATCTGTTTCAGCAAATAGAAACTTGTGCATAATAGCAGATTTAGCTAGAATGCTTTTCCCCATACCACGAGGAATGATATTACAAATACGTGCTCCAGGTTTATGTGCTATCAATTTCTTAGATAGGTCGTAGTGGAACTTAGGACTTTCACTTTTATGTAAAAAGTCTTGAGGTAGAAATACACGACCAAAGAATATTAAATCTTTGTATGCTTTAGATAATACTTCATCACGCTCTGCCATTACAGACGGAGGAGGAATAATGTTAATCTTTTTGTTTTCCATCTTTAACTAATTTCATACTACTCATCTCTAGTATCTCTTCTTTACTAAATCCAGTAAAGGCTTGTCCTAATAGTAGTGATTCGCTTTTTGTTTCTTTTGGATACATACTTTGTATCTTCATAAAATTTTCTAATGCACGCAACTTTACCGCATCAGACGTTTCTTCATTTTCAACAATATTTTTTGCTTGCTCTAGTGTCCATCGTTTATCAATACCAATATCACTTAGCAGTTCTTCTATTTCTTTTTCCACTTCTTGTTTTATCCTTGTTTGTTTTAGGAGTACAGACGATTTAATCTTTGCTGTTTTTTCATTGTTAGTTTCAAAACAATCTAAGTATGCTTGCATTGGTTGTTCACCATGAGCAATCATCTTAACAAATCGTATCTCTCTCCATGTTAATGGTTTTTCTTCTACGTTTGTTCTCTTCATAAAAGAATGATAATCTTTTTTTGGTTCTCCACCCATCTTTCCAGAACCAAATGATGGGCCAAGCAATGTAATGAAGTAGTCATCATATGCTCTGATATGCGTGTTCTTCATTTTTTTTAACTTGAGTATTTGTGTGACTTGGTTATCGTCAGTAAGAACCCAATCGTTTTCTTGTCCCTTTCTCCAGTCTTCAACTAGTGCTGCGTCAGGAAAGATAGAACGAAATTCTTTTTCGTCTTTAAATACATAACGAGGTACACCTTTAATAATCCTTTTATGCATTAGGCTTCAACAAGATTACCCCATACAGTGCACTTGCCATTAACAATTTCAATGACTTCCACTTGAAAGTTTCCATTAGGAAACCAAGTAATAATACTGAATGCGTGGTTCCAGTTGTGTAGTCTGCCACGTAGCCACTTGTTTTTTTCTCGAGACATATCTTTAAGACATCCAATTCCCCACGCTCCTATAGTTCCTGCATCAAGTTTTGTTAGTGTATGTCTTTGTACGTCATGTGTATGCCCGTACATAATATTGGCTCCATATGTCTCGAGATGTTTTTTAGCATGGTATGTAGTTGCATAAGCACCATGAAGAAAGTTAATCTTCCCAATTTTTAAAGGAACATTGTATTCATAGTATTTGTATCCACGCTCTTTTATTCTACACGCTTTAGGAAACGTATAGTCTTTCATATAAGGATACTTGTCTACAAAGTTATCCATCCATATTTCATGGTTACCTTGTAGCATATATCTTTTTTCAACTTTATGCTTATCTAATTCAGCATCAATTCTATCTAATCCTTCGTTTACATCATCAATGTCTTGGTCGCAATAGGGTAGTTGAAACTCCAATGAAGGTAGCTTCTTACCTTTATATTTCCATGCTGAAAAGTTATGCCACTCTCCTACATCTCCAATATTGATATAAATCTCAGGTTTTACTATTCCTATTGCTTGTAGTGCACACGATAATGCTTTCTCGTCATGTAAAGGAAAGTGTATATCGGGGAATACTATTGCTCGTTTAAGCTTCTGCTTTTGTTGTGCCATGAAAAATCTCCTTAAATTTGTCTTCATCCATCATTTCAGGCTCTTCTATATTTGTAATGATTTCAAATAATTCAATTATATATTCTAGCACTACTGGGTTTGGTGCCATAATCTCTGCGTCTTTTAGTTTTAAGACGATATGTTTAAGGCGGTGTAGTGCTTCAGGAAGTTCCATTATTTTTCTGGCTTATCGTGACTAGCATCATCTAATTCTTTACTACTTAGTTCATCAACAAGGAACTTAACATAGTTATTGATTAAAAATCTACGCTCTGTTAGTTCTTGTTCTACCTTTAAACAACTCCCTGAAAGCTGATTAGCTCGTTGAAATTGTGCTTGTGCTTCTTGCGACACCTCTGAAAGTAGGAATTCGTATTCTTTTTCATTGTGCATTATCTTTATTGTTTGTTCTTTATCGGACATTACTTCTCCTGTGTGTAATTAAGTTACCCACAAGTTATCAACATTACCTTTATACTTACAAGAACTTTTTGCGTTTTTACTTTAAAAGATTACTTTATAGAGAGAAGGGATTAATAATCCTTGACAAGGGCCTTGTAATACCTTATCTTTAAACAAGAGTTTTGAGGGCTAGCTTATTAGGGTAACCCTATTAGGGTACTCGTATTAGGGTAACCTTACGTAAGGAACCCTACCCCCACTACATATTAGGGAACCCGAAGTAAGGTTACCTTAAAAAAAATATTAGAAAAATATTAGGGGATTATGTGTACGCTTCTTTCATTGCCAAAGCCCCCCGCCCGAAAGCAAGGTTGAAAATTCCAGATTAGGTTGAAAAGTTGAGATTAGGAAACCCGTTAAGATTTCCTAATCCGACTAGTCAGTCTGCTTTATTTATCTTCTTCCTTCTCTCCGTAAAAGTTCCCAGTTATCTCAATTAAGATTTCATTTAATAAATCTTTATTAGATTTATATTCTGAAACAATATTTAAATGTCCGTCATAACTTCTCATGGCATCACACTCTAGATATTCTTTAAAGCTCATACCCTTTGTATTGTCATATAGTAATTTAGCCTCTACCATGCCCGCATCGGCTTTATCTTGATGGTAGGTAATAAACCAATCCATTTTATTGAAACGCTCTTCTATGTGGGCAATCATGTTCTTTTTAGTCATTTTTATAATCTCCGTGTTTGTGTTATTCATATTAATAACACGCTATAGACTGGAATAAGTTCCCATATATATAGAATACTTTATATAGTTCCTATATCTACACACAAGCCAACCACAACCCAAACTATACTATGCCCCTAGAAAGCTTTAAAATAGGGCTACAATCCATTATAATAACCTAAGGTATATGTTGGTATACCCTAGTTTATTATAGCCTCTTATCTATTCTCCTTCTCTAGACAGCACTAACAATGCTATTGTGTCTTCTTCTAGTTCTTTTAGTGTCCTCATGTTTACTTCTAGAGTTGTTTTAATTGCTCCTAAAACATCTTC